ATAAGTTTCACAGTATGGTAGAATCATACTTGAAGAACGAAACGGTTTCATTCGATGATAAGAGCCCTCTTGCCTCTTTCCTATTCAAAACTGCTAAGGAAACTCTTCATCGTATCAACAACATTCATCTTCTTGAGAGTCCTCTTTACAGTGATAGTCTTCGCATTGCTGGTCGTGTTGACTGCATAGCAGAGTACGATGGTGAACTTGCTGTCATTGACTTCAAGACATCCACGAAAGAGAAGAAAGAATCCTGGATTGAAAACTATTTCGTTCAGGAAACTGCATACGCTGCGATGTACTACGAACGTAGTGGCGTAAAGGTTGACAAGATCGTCACCATCATTGCAACTGAAGAAGGTGGTATGCAGATCTTTGAAAAATATGATCTCGATTACTACTACGTTCTTCTTGAGGAGTACATCCAAGAGTTTATGCAATCCATTAAATGAAAGAATTCAAAGACAAATTTATGACACAAGCAAAGTTTTCAACGATGGTTGAAGACGTGGTGAAGAATAGTAATGGTCTTGTGAATTACATTGATGCTGTCATTGTGGTATGTGACGAGTTAGAGATTGAGGTTGATACTGTCAACAAACTCATCTCAAAACCGCTGAAAGACAAGATTAAGTTTAATGCCCAGCAACTAAACTTTGTAAAACGAACAAGCAGAGGAGTCCTCCCGATATGACGGAGCAACCATTTTACGAATCAAATGTAATTAGAGAAGAACTAAAGGAGATGGAGCAACTCTATCTCGATCTTGCCAAACTCTCCTACAATCTTCCGCGCCTGAACCAGGAAGAAAAATTAGATCACATTCGGAAAACCCTGGAACTGATCGCCAAACAAAAGGTTTTCTATGCTAGACTTGCTTTGATGTCACACGAGGATGAGGAAGCACGTGAAGTAAAGCATCGTATCGATACGATGACGGAGATGTATTCCAACGGGAAGCACATCAATCAAGTTCTAGACGAGATGGAGGAAAAACTCCTTGGTCTCAAAGCAACTCTTGACAACGCCTAAATAATGCGTTACCCTTAATGGGTAGTACACACAACAAAAACACACACGAGGAACACACAATGTCTTTTGCAAATCTCAAGAAGAAGTCTGGTTCGTTTTCTAACCTGACCAAAGAGATTGAAAAAATGTCCAGCGGCGGAAAGAAAGTCGATGAACGCTTCTGGAAACCCCAAGTGGATAAGAGTGGCAACGGGTTTGCCGTTATCCGCTTCCTTCCTGAGTCCGAAGGTAGTGACCTTCCGTGGGCACAGGTTTGGAGTCACGCTTTCCAAGGTCCTGGTGGTTGGTTGATTGACAACTGCCCCACTACCAAAGGTGAAAAGTGTCCTGTTTGTGCTGCTAATACTGCTCTCTGGAACAGTGGAACTGAAGCAGACAAGGACGTGGCACGTAAACAAAAGCGTAAGTTGTCGTACTACAGCAACATCTATGTCGTCAAGGATCCTCTGAATCCTGACAACGAAGGTAAGGTCTTCCTGTACAAGTACGGCAAGCGTATCTTTGACAAACTGATGGCAAAGATGCAACCCGACGAGAATGACTATGATCCGCAACCTGCATTCAATCCTTTCGATCTCTGGAAGGGTGCTGACTTCAAACTGAAGATCAAGCAAGTCGCTGGTTTCTGGAACTACGATGACTCAGTGTTCACTACACCTGATGTCCTTGGTGGTAAGTCTGACACTGAACTTGAAGAGGTGTACAACTCGATGCACGACCTTGCATCATTCACTTCTGATGATCAGTTCAAGTCCTATGATGAACTTGAGGGACGTATGAAGCAAGTGCTTGGTCGTCCTGCTGCCACTCGCATCGATGAAGAAACGCTGGAGGCAGAATCTGACTTTAATGCCCCCGATATTACCTCTCGTAATACCGAGGCACCTTCCTGGACTGCCACTGTGGACAGTAAAACAACTGGCACAGAGGATGAAGATCATATGTCTTACTTTGCTAAACTTGCAGAAGAAGACTAAAGGTTATGAAACGACTCGCTATCGCACTTGCAACTCTACTCGTCGCATCTCCTGCGATGGCGGGTCACGCCAGGCGA